TGAATATGAGGTATTACCATCAGGTGTGATGGTATCTAAACTTTTAAATACACCTGATAATGGTTGTTGACCTATAAATGGCATAGTTTATACCGGTGTTTCTATTTCTGCATTTACCTGAGCTGATGTTTTGACCCATCCTCTCGCAAATGCATCGGCAACAATTTCTTCTCTAGTTGTGGGTATTTGAACACCTTCATCGAGTGCTTTTGAAGTATATAATTGCACTATTTCATCAATTGCAATTCTTGCTCGGTTCTTTACAGCATTATCCGACCAATCTTCTGGTGATAATGCTGCATATTCCATCGCACTATATTCTGTGTCTGTGATTTCAATTGTAATTGTTGTCATTGTTTATTTCCTTTTGAATTTATTGGGTTAGCCGACTAGGAAGCCACTAAACGATGATTGAGAATCTATACTCCAAGCGTCGTCAGAATGTGACATGGCTCTAACATCCATAGTATCATTTGCGTACATATAGATTGTCCAACTACTTTGAACGGAATCGTAACTACCACTTTCTTGGTTAATCCAGTATAAACCAGGTACTAAAGTGCTGTTGTAGTACGGTCTAATAAGATGATATGTACCTGCAATTTCATCCCAACGTAGATTAGTGTTGAACTGATATACACCATTAACAGGCGCAGTGAAAACACCAGTAGAAGGATTAAGACATCCTCCTATATTATGGTAAACAACAGAGTCAAAAGACACTCGGTTATATGTTACAGTATTGTTGAATGCTTGATCTGCCGCTGACGCAAGAAAGCTAGGTTGATACGGCATAGTGACATACCCGTTAGAATCAATCATCAAAGAAGTACTACTAGCATTATCATCAATACCAGTAGTCGCAAAATTTGTTATAGTCTTTCCAGACAAATCTAATGATGTATCTAAACTATCTGATAATATTTTAGAAATCGTCATTATGTTTTCTCCATCACACCTAGTACAACATCAATAGATGAATTTGCACCAGCCTTAACATTAAGAGAATCTAAACTTTCTAGAATATATTTCTGACCAGCAAGTGTTTCTAATGTAGTATGTGCTGGAATTTCAACAGCATCTAACAATTGAAATGTAGCTGCAGCCGAATTATCTTCAAACTGTACAGTAGCGCTAACAACGTTGTCTGTCTTATTAGCAATTGCTAATCCAAGTATAACAACTTCACTTGATATAGGAGCCGCATAAAGTTCTTGATATGTAGTTGTTGCTTCTATTGACGAATTTTTAAAACTATTAGCCATTTTTTACCCCAATGCTATTGATAATGCTGTTGCTTCGTCCGCAACTTGGGTTGTAGTTGCAACGCTAACGCTATTAATTGTAATATTTGAGCTAACAGCGACGCTATTAGATATCATAATTTCAGCGTTGACAGTTTGTATGCTTAAATTAGTTACCTGTAAAGTGCTCATGGTTCCCTTTCCCCTTAGACTTGTTTTTATTATTTAGTTATTTCTGGGGTTAAGGTGATTATACCTTCCCGAATTCTTGTTATATTATCGGAGCCATCATTAATTTCAACATCATACAAATAACGCCTAGCTTCTATTGGAGAAGTTTGAGCCGGAGTTGTGGATATAGTAACATACCCGCCAGTATCAACTGCTGTCGTGAAGGATAAAGTCACGGTATTGGAAGTAAACTCTCTGCGCATTTGAGAATTTGCTGTATATCCAGACAAATTCATAAGATCGCCATTTGAATCTTTTACCGAAAATGTTTTTGAATATGTGGTTCCCTGAGGAATTACTAGATCTTCTTTAATAACTGACATTATTCCATATTAACCCTTGAGAATGAAACCGTGGAACCTGTTGTGGATGGGGTGACTGAAAGAACAACATTGGCCCCAGAAATACTACCAGAAAATACGCCAAGGACAGTATTTGAAGTCACAATACCATATTCTGTGGCAAAGGCTTGGCCAGATACCGAACTGTTCCCAGTGTGAACTACCAAAACTTTTGAAAGTTGATAACCATTTGCTGTAGTATCTGTAATATGTAATAGATATTCGGCAGCTTTATATGTGGATGCGTCAAATTGATCAACGGTCTGGAGAGATGTTCCATTAGTAATTACCGTTCCAGTATCAAATGCAGATACCTCCGACCATTGACCATTTGCATTTAGATAATGTTTAGTGGAAGCCGCCTGTACCGTATTTGGTTGGATGATCTCAATATTTTCAGTAGAATTGCCAACTAAAACAGTATTGGACCAAAATTGACCGCTAATCGCAGCATTACCAACAGCTGTATTTGAATCAGTGGTAACTGTATAAGTTGACATGGCATTAGCCACATCATTTACTCTATTAATTAAATACTCGAACGTATTTGTGTTTGAAACTTGAGCTACTGTAATTGTCATTTATAATTTCTCTACTAATTTAGATAACATATTTTTGATATCAGAGATATCATTTTTCATATTATCAACTTCTTCTTTTAATGTATTTATTTCATTTTGTTTTTGTTTTTTTAGTTTGTAGGCCGACAAAGCACTATTATTTGTGTTTAATAGTGCTTTGTTTGTATTATCCCTACCAATATCAGAAACTTCAGTTTGTACTAAATCCATAACATTAAACCTGCAATGCAATCACTCTTAAATCAGCAACCCTTGGCGGAATAGCAGAATCAGTTCCAGCCAATCCAATTTTTACCTGGAATTGTTTAAACCCATTATATACTTCACCGCCTAGTGTATGCGCTTCAGGTTCGGCGTCTGTTCTAAAATCAGTAATATCAATTGTAGAACCTACATAAGAAGCTTTCAGAGTAACAGCCGTACTATTAACAGTATCCACATAATAAGCAGTATTCGCTTCTAGAGGCGTCAATGGAGTACCACCATCTGGGACCATATAATAAACTTGTTGGTTTGCAGTAAAAATAGTATTCGCGTCTGTGATAAAAATAGCATTATTTACAACATCAAACCCAGTTGTATTTGCGACAATAGGCGTGGCGTTTCTTACATATTGGAACACTCCATTAGAATTTTTATATTCGTCAGGAATATCACACACATATTCAATAAAGTCATAATCATTGGCAGTAGAAGAATACACATTTGATCTTGGTGTTAATTCTATCCAATTTTGGAGATCAAGTAATTCATTATCTTCTTCTGTTCTAAATCTACCCCAAACTTTAACATCACTATTTACTGGCTTGTACCCTGAGTAACTTACATATAAATCTTCGGCGTCTTGACCATCAGCCAAAGTAACAGGAAGCGAAATATATCTATTTAACAGGCTGCCACCAGAAGGTTCTGTTTCGCCAGTAAAGTCATTATTCAAAAGGTTATGAACAAACACGCCCTGCGAACGGTTGATATTTAATACAGGCGAAACATATTCAGATTCAGTAATAAGTATAACATTAGTATTCAAAGAATAATTGTTACTACTACCAAATCTAGAAAGTTCGTCAGAATATGATAATAACTCGCATTCTTTTCTATAATTATAATTCTCATTAGGAATAATAGAAGAATAATCAGAGAAAGTATTAGAAGTATATAAAACTTTAGATCCAAACAAAGCAAATGTTTTTTCAAAGGTTAAATGATAAGCATTTAAATTTTGCACAGAATATTTATACGTATCATAAGATGCAATTGTATTAGTATTATTGGAAGAAATTCCGCGAATTACTGTATTAGGTTTAAACAATCCGTTCGTATGGTCAATGATCATAAAATTATTAGTAGAATCATATTTTCTGACAACACCAATACCATATTCAATTAGATTAATACTACCAGTAATTGATTTGTCAGTAGAACCCGAATCAGAAATAGTATATGTTTCATTTAATTCAAAACCAACATTATCAGTGTAGTATTTTGAACTAATAATTTGAGTGACATTAGCAGTAACGCCTGAAGTTGTGCCTGTAATAATATCTCCTACAACAATATTATTAGAGCCAAATGTTACTTCAGAAAGAGACAAAAACTCATCTGTTTTGACTAATTCACCGCTTTGGAAAGTATTAGCTGAATCAGAAAGGTTTAGCATTTCAACACGACTATTGCCGATATTTACATTAGCCTCTCCGACAGTAAAACTTGCTCTGTTAAATACAACTTTAAGGTCAACATCTGGTACCATATCCCAGTTTCTGTTATTATTCGTAGTAAACAAATTACCATTTAATTTTCTTGTAGTATATTGTTTACCAGTTATAATATCAGTTTCGCCCAATCTAGCGATCCAAGAATAATAATTTGGATTTACACCTTCTGTATGGATAAGAAAGGCATATTCCTGATCATTCATCAAAAATACTGGTGATGGGAAAGTTACTCTAAATTTGTTATCTTCTTCTGTATTTAGATCACCATCCCACAAAGGAACATCTTCAGATTTGTACCAAACTTCAGAACCTGGAACTTGAGTGCCAGAAATTTGACCTGAAGAATCCATCGTTCTGATTTCAAACCAAATACCAAGCGTTGGGTCTTTGGCTTGCAACCATATATCAGTAGAAGTTAAGAAGATACCATCTTCTCCAGCAGGAGCTTCTATTTTGAAAGAATACGCTAAGCAAGATTCAGGCCACCTATCGGGGGCGTTTGCGCGGCGCTGTTCCGCAGGGCTGAGTCGTCTATCCTCAGCAGACGTGCTTCTTGGTGGCGGGTAAACGATTCTTCTTCTAACAGTATCAGATCCAAAACTACGCGAAACTCCATAATTTTTTTGATACAATGGCTTATCTTGCACAATTGCAATTGTTGTAGAAAGAATTGTATTTTGTTTTGGTGCAGTAAGTCCATTTGCAACAAAATAACTTACAGAATAAGAAGATGAATCGTCGGTCGAATTCGTAGGCGAATCAGTGATGACAATTTCTTTTGTACCTGTTCTGAACCTTTTACCAGTTTCTGGCAATCGTAAATAAGCTACTAATGTTCCATTTTCGTCGGAGCGCAGTTCCGAACCTTCAGATTTTAACAAAATAGTTGAAGGGTCAATTATTTCATTAAGAGTACCTGGTCTAACTGGATCGATCACGTAAGGATTAAGTGGTCGTTGACTTTGAAGATTGTATGTGCCTTCATATAATCTTATTGGCGGGTAAACACAAATAACAGGATCTACGCCAGCGCCGCCTGGACCAGAATTTTCATAATCTACGGGTGTAGTGTATTCATTCATGTCTTCATTATCAAAGAAAACATAAAATCTGGTATTAGGCTTAAGATGTTCTGCAAGAATTTTAATTGTCTGTGGCCTGATATAAGTTTTAATATCTACATCGGTTACAAATTCTCCAAGCTCCTCAGAAACTTTAGTATTTGTAATTGTAGTTTTTGTACCAGAACGGTCGTTATAATAATTTTCTCTCAACTCATAAGTTTGTTTCGCGCCTGAGCTCCAAACAGTTTTTGGTTTAAAATATTTGTTTGCTTGCGCTCTTGTTGCAACATTATAAACATTTCTATTACCATTGGCGGAAGTTACAATTACAGTATATCCTGTAACATTTTTTCTCCAAGAATCCCAGACAGTTGAAGAAGTAGATCCTAATGTTTTTGATGGGTCTGAAATATCAATTACTTTATCTACTGTGCTTGTATCGACCCAATTATCTGTACTTGGTTCTAACTTTGTAACACCGACAAATCTATAAGAAGATTTTTCAATATTTCTTGTAGTTGTAACATTTTTAATCTCCATTAATTTCTTTTCAGAATATGGGAGAGTAATAATATCGCCAGTAACTTGATAATTTGAAGAAGTTTCTTCGTCTAATTCATATTTAAATGCTTCAGTTTCGAAAAATGGTCTAATAGAACCTTCTTCTGTATCAACACTAATTCTATAATCAATATTATCTGTGTCGCCTAGAGCATGAGAAGAAAAGTTATCTACAAAGAAACCATTTTTAAAACGGTCTAAACCATTTTCGTCAATAATTTTTAAGTCTAATGCACTTTTTTCTAACAGATTCAATGCGTTATAATATTCTAAATTATTAACTTTTTGGTTAATAACACCAATTTCTTTCATAGTAAATCGTTTAGGAGCTACTTTTTCTGTTATAACTGAAGCGCCTGTTTGACCAATATTTCTGGCCAATGTTTCAGAAATTGATGGATAAGGAGGAATATAGACTTTTGAGAGAGTCATAGAATTGCCAGTTTTTACTGGACTTACTGGATCTTCCGCAGGAGTACCAGTAATTGAAGAGATAAGCCCTTCTCTATTGATAGTAATTAAATCTCTTCTAGCCAGGTAATAAGAATAATCAACATTAATATCGCTATCAATTGAAGCAATTCTTAAACCATTTGTATCAGTTCTGAAATTATCTGTAATCGCAGGATTGACTGTGGCGCTACCAACTGTTACAGATGATACCGCTGTATTAGATTTATATGGCCTATAGTCTAATACATTTCTTAAATCATAATTACCATACTTAGGAATTTCGTATGTGAAAATAGTAGTATTTGAAGATGCTGTATCATCTACCGGATACGAATCAACAGAAAAATAACCATAGCCGCTAGAAAAATCTGGTTCAAAATGCTCCAACTCTACCAATAAATGTTTATTAGTAAGATCTAAACTACCAGTATGAATGATTGAACCATGGTCGTAGAAATTATTTTTCTGTCCATTATTATAATTAAATGATGATGTTACATCTGTACCTTGCGACGCAGTAGTAAAATCACTAGTGTCCATTCTTACAGAGACTACATTAAATACATCAGGGATACCTAAATTATAAGGACCGACTGAATTTGCTACGTTATTTGATGTATTAATTTTTACATATCTTGCAGATCTTAATTTTTTCTTAACTTCTGCTGCAACATTTCTAATTACTCTATATGTCACCTGAGTATCGATACTACCGATTGTGCCAGTACTATATTCTTTTAGATCAATAATTAAAGAGCCAGAAGAAACATTTGCAGTTCTTGTAACGCCAGAAGAACCATTGGCAGTTAAGTCAAGAATATCGCCTGTTCTGATAGCTTTAGAAAAAGTATTACCAGTTAATGTACTTTCGGCCAAATTACTTTTTAACGTAAGAGAAGTACTGTTTGTTACAGCATTAATGTAATATTGTGAACCACTTCCTTCAAATACTAATCTAGTACCTGGTATTAATTTATCAAAATTAGTCGCAGTTCCTGTAACAATATTATTTCCATTGTCAACTGCCACAGTACCTTCAAGAACAAAATCGACATCTTGAGAAGCCGAAACAATTAATTCTCTTTTTTCTGCAGCAGATAAATTTCCTGACGAATAAGATAAAGATTCACCAGAAGTAGAAACAGTCGTTGACAATGATTCCGCTGCATCTAGATTAGCAGATAACGTTTCTGATCTATTAAAGCTAAAAGTAGTGCCAACAGCTCCAGTATTACTTCTTACTGTTCTTACATAATCTTTACCAATTGGGAACAATAATGTATTAGTATTTGTTTCTTTAATAACAGCTTTGCCGTCTGACAATACAATATCTGCAAAGAAATAATTTGGAGAAGTTGTATACGCAATGGATTTCGCTTCTGATAAAGTTCTACCAGCGTTCATTTTGTGGTCAAATAGATATGCGCGCATCTGCGCAGACGGTTGACCTAATGTACCAGATTGGTATACTAAAGATTTTAATTTAGCTGTACCAATTTTATTTCCAGTAGGAGATACTGAGCCTTTTACGTCATTTGTTACTCTTGTTTCTGCTGCATCATAAAGGTCTACTGTGATAGCTTTATCGTGCTGCAGCGAACCTACAATTTCTTTAATGAAAAAATAGCCACCAGATCTAGCATTTACCAATTGATTATCAACATATTTAAAATTGGTTGATTTTGGAACAATAACATGAGTAGTGGTTAATTTATTAATTTCATAACCTTTGACGAAGGCTAAACCTGGGAGAACATCTACAGATAAAAATTCAGAATTCCCGCCTTGAGCAGTAGTTAATAACCCTTCATTTTCTCCTGTATCTAGATATTCTCTTGTTCTTAAATCAAACCCTTTAACATAATAATCACCAGATTCGTCATAGGTTCTTTTAGCTAATTCGTCATAAATTCTTGAATATTCTGTTCTTTCTTTTCTAAGGGTAATTGCGCCATTGTCCATAGAAAACAAAGGAATAAATGTTTCTTCGTCAAAATCTCCATCTAGAACGATTTTAGACAACCCTGTTTCAATAGCGTATCTATGCGCACCCGGCGCATTTTCGTTTGGTGAACCAAGCGCATTATCCAAAAGAGTAACGTCAGTTAAGTCGGTAACAAAATTTTCAGACGTTTCAAGGCCAATAGTGACAGAAGGGGTGGTTGAATACTTATCTAAGATAATAGAATCTTTCGAAAATGCGACAAACATTCCTTTTGAGAAAATAACGCCTTCTTCAATACTAAATACACTACCAAATCCAGAAGCGCTAGTTGGAGCTACAGTAAAGTTTAATGTTTCGCTGCCAACCAAAGAAACAATTTCATTTTCAAGAAATACATTTGAAGTTTCCGAACCTCTTGTGTATCGAATCATAAAAACATATGTTGAATCATCTTCGTCATATTCGACAGCTTTAACATAAGCTCTCAATCCGGAAGTTTGTCCTTCAAATATTTGACCAACAAAATCATCTAATTTTTTGTTAGGAAACTCAACAGAAGAAGCTTTGATATAAGGAACATCCAATTCAATATCAAACCCGCCGCCTAAAACGATTGTACCTTCTTTGAAAACATGGGAACCAAAACGCTCAATCTGCTTTTGTAAAATTGATTGCATTTGGTTAAGTTCTCTTGCTTGCACCGCAACAGAAGGTCTAAACAAAATTTTATGATATCCTTTATCAGGATCATAATCATCAAAGTATGGTGGGATATTAAAATTTGCCATTATTTTACCTTAAATTTCGATAGTCAACTTAAAAGTTTCAGTTTGATCGTCTTTACGATTTATGTTATTTATATTATCGACGTACATTGGTTGTAGTTCTTTGGTGTATATATCACCAACTGTAGAGATATTTATAGTAGTGACATTGTATCCACCAGTATTTGCCAGGTATTCTCCATTAACAAAAGTCTTATCACCAGATAAGTGAACAACACTGGAATTTGAAAATACAACTGTGGCCAATGAATTACTTGTTGCACCAGTTACAATATCACCTGCAGTAAAAGTATAAGCTGGCGAAACGGAAGCCTTTAATAAATTATTAAAAGAACGTTCATAAAATCTATCTCCAGGGGTGACTGTTCCCAGGGCAGTATTTGATACTGCATATTTTGGATTTTTAACAATACCAATTTTATTATACAAAGTATTTGCTGTTGGGATAATGTCAAGTTCGGTGTTCGCGAATGTAATATTAAATGCTATACCTTGCATATTTAATTCAATCGCTGGATCATAACCATGACCACCCGGAGGAGGAACAATGGCATAAACATTAGCACCAGAACCATATTGTGATTGAATTTCAACATTAGCCCAGGAAATATTTGAACCCGAATCAAGCAATACAATTTCGCTAATCTTGGTAGTGTAATCATTCACCAAACAATAAGCCGAAGGATTAGAGTCGCCATCAGTATTAAATACAACAGCAGGGCTGATCAAATATTCTGTAATACCTGGTGTGATTTTTGAAATATCCATTGCGGTATTTACGTAAACAAATCTACCAGTGGCATTAACAACATAATCCGTGATTAAACGAAGTTGTGATGTGCTTTCAATTGTATTGTACACATAAATTGCATTATTGACATAAAAGTTATCAGGACGAAGCATCATTTTGAATCTGAATAACAGTGGTATTTTGTACAGATGATACGATACCATTAGTTGACGATGTATATCCATTACCGCTGTTAGAAATAACAACCACATCAACGCCTGAATATTCAGCAGCAGTTGCCACGATAGAGGCATTGGAATTGATTGGAGCATAATCATCAGATTCGAATTTATCATAATTCAAAGATGAAACTGATGTGAGGTATTTCCACTTATATCCATCACTTGTCTCGAAGGTTGCCTTTTGTGTTGGTAGCCCGATCAAAGATGGATTGGAAGTAGAAACTGCTCCATTAGAATTGTCAATACATTTATAAACGTGGTATTGACCACCATCAATTAATGGGTCGCAAATAACATAAAAGTTATTGTTCGCTTCCAGCGTATTCGAAGTGCTGTCATATTTTTCGTATACAGTTCCTGTTGTCCATATGTTTTTCTTCACAACCGGAGAAATATCACCAGGTTGTACTTTTTTGCCAAAAAGCATATACCAATTTTGTTCAAAATTAGTCTCGTATGCATTATTTGCAACCTGAGGAACAGAACTAGGATATTCAATCGGATGCGACCCATAAGCATAATACGCCGATGTATTACTTTGAATATTATCAAAGATTTCTTCGTATAATGCTTTTTTATACGCTGGAAGGATTTTACCCATTATTATTTACCTATAGCAGTGAAATATACCGTAGTCAAAGTTGCGTTTGAAGTTCTAATTTCAACAACCGAGTTATTTTGAGCCACAACTGCCGCACTGTAAGTGACGTCAGAAGAAGTATTACTTGTTGCAGTCACAACATAAGCATTTGTTGAATACGCAGAAGTAAACACCGCAGTACCAGTTGTTGAGTTTGCTTCTACAGATCCCCAAATCATCTTAAATCCGTTAGGAAGATATGTATATCCATTTGCGGAATCAGTAGAAGTACCTAAAGTCAATGTGTTAGAAGTTAGGTTAGCAGATCCAGTATGGACATGCGTGGTATTTACCGAAGTATAAACTGTTGAATTACCAACATACATAGTAGTCGGTGTCAAAGTTGCATTCGAAGCCGCAGTTTTTAAAGTAAGTTCCCCAACATTATAAGTTGTGTTAACTGTACTATTGCCAACTGTAACTTTTGATGTATTGATTGACAAATTTGAACCAATCGTCAATGTGCCTGGATCTAATACTGCGCTTGTTGTTGAATTAGCAACTGCAAAATTAGTTGAATTGGCCACAGCATTTACTGTGCTGCTGCCGGTAACAAGACCTCCAGTATTCGAAACTACCGAATTAACAGTGGAGTTACCAACTGTTACCGATCCAGTAGCGACGAACGAACCGTACATCTCATTGAAGTTATCGTTTACTTTATCAAAAGCATCACGAATTGGGTCACCAGTGCCATCATTTGCTGCTGAACCAATATTAATAGTTTGTTGTGCCATTTATTTCCCTTTAAACAAAATATCTATCGACTGTTACTCTACTATCACTAGCTCTAAATTGTGTACCCGAAGCATAAACATATCTAACGAATTTTCTATTATCAGCCCTGACTTCAACGTTATCGGCTGACAAATAATTTGTATAATCCCTAATAGTAACATCTGATGTTATATTATTAGAGTCCACGGAAACTACATTAGAACTAGCCCTGAATACAATAGTATTACCCGAATCAGCTCCCCAATTATCTTCATACAATAAAGTGCTTTCTCTCAAAAGACTAACTGAACTTTGAATAGTCAAACTTTTTAAGAAACTTCCGAATAATTCAGTACCAGCAACGTGGAAAGTGTCTTGTATTATCTTTTTGTATTTAGATAATTGTTTAGCCACTTTAATTTCATAAGAATAGTCTTGATAGTAATAACTATCTTGTATATATTTATTTGAATCCAAAAAGCTTCTATTATTTACCCAATATCCTCTGGATTGCCCAAGTCCACCGTTTCTGACTTTACCCGAAATACCAGAATATGTATTAAATTCTTGAAGAGAAGCTCTTAATGTCGCGCCTGTACCATTTGCCGTAATTACCCTTACTTCCGGAATTTGGAAATAACCAGATCCGCCATTAGATACATACGCCGAAATAATACCGCCAGTGCTATTTGTACTGATATAACCATTAGCCGTTGTGGAATTATCACCTGTTCCCGCAAATAATAACAATTCGCCGTTAGCATATCCAGTGCCACCGTAAACGATTTCTACATTACTGGCAATACCGCCATGTAAATAAGCAATAACTTCTTCATTCTCTACATACGATTTTCCCGAGTTAACCGCAACTGCAGTCGCCGCTGCATTGTTACCACTAGAAGGAAATGCTTTGATAGTTTCATCTTCACCTGGAATACCACCATCCAATGGATAAATAGAAGAATTACTGTATAAATCATAAGTAGCAAAGTTAGAAGGAAGAATGGTTGGCGCTACCATATATTGAGCGTTTGCCATTGAGTTTGTTGACGGTGGTCCATACAATGTAATTTCTGTATTAGAAACCACTTCTTTGATAACAGCGTATTCGTATCCAGCTTCCGATACAGTTGAAGAATATTTTAAACCTATTACATCATCATTGGAAAAGAAATAATCAAAATTAGTATTTGTTCCAACGATAGTATTTGATGTAGTTGAATAAGCCACATTACCATACATCGGTAATGAAGTTTGAACTGGTCTTGCAAATACGTAAGGTTCTGCTGCATAGTTATTACCCGTGAAAATATTATCCAAGGTCAAAATAGAACCAAAAGTTTGAGATTCTTTTTCTAAAGAAGATCCAATAGTTGATGATAAATTGGCCGAAACATCTTTCGGTAATCCATAAGCCGTTGCATCTAAAGGAACCGTCAAATAATTCCCAAGAATGTCAGTATTATATTCAATAATCCGTGTGGAAGATAAATTTCCTATTTCAAAAGATGCACCTTCTCCTTGATCTGAAGATCTATAAACAAACGTTTGAGCGGTATTGGTAAACCCAGTACCACTATCAAGGATTAAGAAATTAACTGTTCCGAATTCGTTACTAACAGATGAAACCCTAAGAACCCCTTCAGATCCATAAGAAATTACATCATTAGTATCCAAATCTTTATGAACAATCTTGATTATATCGCCGACGCTAAAACCTTGCCCACCATTGGTAATTTCTAATGATTGTAAAGAACCTTTAATAGCAGGAGCTGCTTCAATTTTAGAAGTATCAGATTGTTCGCCGTAAAGAACAACTTTTTCGCCAACTTCAAAATCTTTATCTCTGGTGCTGGTGTTTGACAAGTGTAAAATGTGAATAATATCATCATTAAAATATTCTTTGGAATAGCTTTCAACAATACCTGTAATTCGAGAAGAACTTCCGATAATTGTCTGACCAACATAACTTTCAAGTAAACTATTTCCGGTTACTTCCAAATATTTTGGTTGTCTCCAGATACCTTCTGATGGGCGCAATAAGTCGCGCCCAGGGATATAAACTTCAATATCTTCATCATATAGTAATTTAAATAACAAACGATAACATTGAATGCTACCCTTTGACCTGTAAACATCCAGAATATGTTTTAGAAGAAATCTTTTATTTGAAATTACCTCAAACGGAATACCGTATAGATATTTCTTTTGAAAATATTCAAGAAACTTAACAATAGTTTGGTCGATATCTCTATATTCCAAAAGTTCTCTTGATTCGCGAATTGGACCACCATATCCGTTGAACTCGTTATCCCACGCCGATTCCATCCATTCATAATATGCTTTCATGAATAGAACGAAATTGGGCCCATCTTCTTTATAGATATTAGGAAATTGACTTTCGATTAAATTCGAAATATGAGTTGGAATTTGATATGGCATTATACTAATTGCTCTATAATATCTACAGTGATATCGGCGGGATCAATAATAAGAATTTTATTTTGTTTGGAAAGAATATCTTTAGTATCAGTTTTAATATACAAATTAATACTTCCGGTATAATCTGCCACATTAATATTTTCAATATTAATTTCTCCAGTTGCATAATCAACTGAACCAACTATGTCATTTTTGACTAATTGATCTGCAACAGTGACGAACACCACTAAATTACCTTTTTGATCTTCTTCAATAAAACTCAATGGGTATGTTTTTCCATCATTGGAATTATACGTAAATCGAGAAGAAAGAATAGAAGTATGTTCGGAATGCAAGTCATAACTACTTGTATGATACGATTCATGAACTGTATTTGATACATATACTGTTGAATTGTAATAAATTTCGTTACCAGTTTGAATATTGTAAGATGTATCTGTGCCAATAGCTGGTGTTAATTTCTTAACAATTCTAATTTCTGTGTCATTACTTGTAATACTGGCATCACTATCATCAATTTGTTTAACGAGTTTACTATATCTCAAATCTTTGCCAAATAATTCTAGATTATTTTTACTATATGTAACGATGGAAGAAATACAATCTGATTGAAGTTCTGAAGGAGATTTAGTTGATATTGCCTGGTCGTATTGTACTTTGGAAATAACCGAACAATAGAAATAATCCGGATCTTCAATGACAATTCTGTTGGGTAATGCGATATATTCTTGCAAATAATTATAGATGCTATCTTTTAAATATTGAGATGCAATCACCCCAACCGAAGGTTTGATCGCTAACATTACTTTACCATATTGTTTAGGAACTACTTCCTGTCCACCGTATACATTTACGTCAGAAACTTCGTTACTAAATTGCGAAAATACCAATGAAGAATAATCGTCCGAACTGACCGCTCTTTGTTGAGTGGCAAAATACCTCGGGGCCGCAAATTTAACACTTTCAATAGATTCTTGTTCAGCCCCCCCGGAAGAAATTTCCACAACTTCTATGTTAGGAATATCAAAATAATAATCTTCCACAAAATCGAATGCATTAATGTTATCTGCTTCTTCTCCGAATGTAACTCTATAACTTATTTTTACAGTCGCGCCATGTTTTGGCTTTTTACCAAAAAGCCCATCCCCAAATACAATTTCGTATAAATTGTCTCTTGAAGGTTGTATAAAGTATATTTCTGAATTACCGTTTAGACCAAATAAGTGATCTTTTCTCTTATAATCTTTACTTGAAGAATCTTCAGTTACATTAACCACAACACTATTAATATCAGATTTTTGGTTTGTTAGTAAAAATTTTTGATTTTCTTCGTTATAATTTACAATATATGTATCTTGATAATATTCTCCTTCAAATATTTCCAAATTAGAAGTAGAAAATGTATCATTTGAAGAAAGAATTGTTAATGTATTATTCGTGGTGAATATATATGAACTATTAGAGTTATAACCCCTGAATCTGGTTCCTTTGGGTAAAGTTAAAATACCATCTTGACCTAATACATCAACGGTAAAATTAATTTTGGCGGAACTAGACCTTGCACTGGCAGGAACATAATTCAGTTCCTTTGAGTGAGAAATAACTGAATCATATAATTGAGCCGAATCTAGAAACATTTCTGATACTGCCATATTCAAATAAAATGAATTTAAATATGAATTATATGACAAAATATCTAACAGAACACTAATATTAGATCCGTTATAATCATAATCTTTAAATTTATCTTGAGATTGAAGAAAACTTTTAAAATTATCTTTGAGTGTATCAAAATCCAAAGAACTTAAAGTTAATGTACTATTTGTATTTGCTGCCATTATCGAACTCTTTTAAGGATTTGTGTAAATGATTTCGTCGTGGAATCATTTATTGTTTTATATTTTATAGTGATCACTACTTCGTTAGAATCTCTATGATATCTATTAATTGTCTCGCCGTTATCTACTATGATATCAACTAAAATGACCCTTGGTTCATTTAGTTCTATTGCAGATTGAATGAAAAATTCTAATGATGATTTTTCGCCTTGGTTATTGGGATCAAATAACATCTTGGCTATTTGACAACCGACTAATGGTTGAAATGGCCTTTCTCCAATTCCAGTTAATATTATATTTTTTAGGGATTGTTGTATTGATCTCTCATCCAAAGCCCTAGCAAGATGTTTACCACCAGGAAGGGTTTTGAAATTATTAGTAAAATCCGAATAAAATTCAAATTTTTTATTAGGATCTTTTCGAAAAAAGTCCGCCCTTGTTAATCTAGCCATTTGTCCTCGTTATTATATTTATCATGACAATAGCGCTTTAAGCGTTCCTATATTACTCTCATCAATAATTACTTCGGTATTTCCTATTTTTATTACAATTTGAGTATCGGATTCAATAGTTACATTTTGTTCGGAAAATATTCTTAAGTTTCCTGAAACATCAACATCATAATTTCCATCCTGAACTTGTATTCCGTAATCTCCTACCACAAGTTTCAATTCGGTGCCAATTACGCTCTTTACAAAGTTTCCTTCAAAACTCTGATATACATTACCAACATGGTCCGTTATTGATTCTCCGGAAGTAGTACCCATCCCAATTGAATTACTATCTCCGGCCGATGCGATAAGAACGTTCTTACCCATATTTATTTGAGAACCGCCGGACACATTAATGGATTTTCCACCTGTTATTTTACCAGAATCTCCGGAAATATTTTCATGTTTTGTGGAAGAAGTTGATTCAAATACATTACCGTCTACTTGTTTACTCGATCCACCGGCAGTATATTCAAAGCTTTGTCCAGCATTAAATTTAGTCCTAATTTCTTTTTTATCCGGATGGGAATGAATAGTTTCAAAACTTCCAGAAGCCTCATACCGTTCAACACTACTCTTATCAAGTTCCTTTGGGTTACTATATGAAAATTCATATCTACCAGAAGGATCCCTTTTACCATAAAAATAAGGATACTTTGGAACTATACCACTATCCGGGTCCGCCCACATAGGTATAGGTAAAGTTTTGTTATCATCGGTTGCCATTTTGCTTCCTTATCATTCAAATAAACGTATTCCCTCTGATGTCAAGGGGCTTGTATTGGACGAGTTATTTAATTTAGTAGAATATTTATTAATTGCGTTTTTGGTAATTTTTCTCATGTTTTTGGCAATAGAAATCTTTTCTGAAAAATCCTTAATAATCGTTGTGGCTTTATCTGTATCTATTACCGATCTAGGTAAATGAGTTGATATTTGATTATTGATATTATCGGCCATTGATCCCAATAAGGTTTTTGGTGAACTAGAAGAATAATTCTTGAAGTTTTTTCCCAAAGATATTTCAATATAGTCAATCTTAATATTACTAATTTCAGCATCGAATATATCTATTAAGATATTCACCGCGAGAGTTTTATTTAAAAAGTATTCATTCAAGGCATTATATAATCTATCAATACTACGTTGTAATATTTCTTCTTCGGAAGTCTCATAATATGTTTCCCCAAGATTTCTTTTTGTGTAAAAAATCGTATTAGATTCTGGTTTAATCCATGTTTTATAACCTGGAAATTTTGATCTAGAATAATGATAATAATCTTGTATATACAAATCCGGAACTTTTGTGACTATATTCCTTTCCGGGATTGTATCGAAGTCAGAATTTACCACTACGTTATACGAAATAGTTTTTAGATTACCTCCGGTTTTTAAATATTCCTCCGAAAATTGTTCATGAGCATCATTTATTATTTTCTTATATTTCTCACTCAATAATTTTGATTTCGGCCCAGATAAAGCTTTTGTCAAAACATCAATAGTATATTGATACGAATATTGTATGGTGAATAATTTCAATACATTAAAATAAGATTCACTTAACATGTCTAGATGAGATTTTTCCGAATATGCCGCTAACATCATATCCGCCTTTTGTAAATCTTGATATACGTTAGGCAAAATTGGTACTAAACCAACTTCTTCCGAAACCTTCAATATATCCTTACCTGGTTTAGCTGCAGCTGTACTGGGCCCATCCGCATTTGGGGCATATTTTTCCCTCAAACCAGCAGTACCATTTTCTTCTCTTCCAATATCGCCAGCTGTCGGAGATGCACAATATGAATTATCAACAAAGGCTTTAATCAAATTATCCCTATTCATAATCAAATTTGCGGCCGGATTTTTGGAAATATTTGGCTTCGGCGAACCATCCGCAGGATCATTATATTCAACTAAGGTTCCATCGGACTTAGGTAAAATACCACCAGGAAAATCTGGAGCGGGAGCGCCAATTTTACCGCCACTATTGGGGTCAGCTCCCACTTGTGGCCCTTGGGATGAAGGGGTTTCTGCCCTACTAAACGATCCCATAATTATGGGAAATTGTTCGGCTTTATCTTCGGGCATATAACCTATCATTACCCTTGAACCCACTGCTAATCCAGTTGGCGTTTCTCCCAATCCACTGGTTGCGGCAGAAGTACTGGATTGGAGTGGAATTGCCCAAGGTAAAGCACTGTCAGGTGTTAGTTTCTCGTTATCTTGATCGCCATAAGATCTAACCGAAACCCTTCCGGATTGAGAAGGATCATTTTCGATATTCCTTACTTCAGCAAATTTAAATCTCATTATATCACCTTATGATTTAGGAATTGGGACAACAGCAACATTTTGCACATATCTAGGACTAATTCCTTCGTCTGCTATTTGGTGTTGAATGGCCGTAACCAAACCTTTCCCTTGAAGTCTATTTGGTGTATCTCCTGGGTCAATATCTATCAAACTCCCCAATTGTATTCCGCCATTACCATAAATTCTTATCATACCGTTTACTTCTGAATACTTTGCTAATTCCCATGCTTTTTGTAATTGCGCTTTAACCACATTTGTCTTGTTTTTAGTATTAACCTTATCGTACAAAATATTTATATAAACTGGGTTAGGCATTTCAACAGTTCTATCAATTACAGTTGGATCTTCGGGTTTAGTTGCCGGTGCAATTGGACCCATAGTATAAGTCTGACCAGTTGATAGATTAAATGACTTACCTGACAATTGCCCATCAATTCTTCTTTCCAGGTCAAAGGAAGAATCGACGTTTAAACCCATTATAGAATAAATTAAATCTTGCTTAGAAATATTTCCCGTACCGGCATCTGATCTTTTAACGTATTCAAATTGAGGTTTTTGTTGCATCAATTTATTAAAGGTGGTAATTGTATAAGAAGCAATCCCATTAACAACAGATTGAAAAAATACATAAAACGCAGAACCGCTAGAACTTGATGATCCAAGACCGTTCAATTTACTTCCAATTGCATCTGAAGGTTTATCTAAAGTAAAATTTATTTGTTGAGGGGACGTGGACGAATCCCCAATTATCACATTTTTCGTAGTCCCCAGGTTTCCTTGTAATATACTTTTTGCAGTTGTGGTACTTGGACCTTCTTTCTTCCCCTGTACTGGATTTTTTAAATTTGCCAAATATTCCGGAGTAACTACTATCAATTCAGAAACTTGATATTTTCCGCTACCTTTATTATTTTTGGTGGCGTCGTGCATATTAACATGTTTAAACGGCCTCATGTCAAATACAACTTTATTATTTAAATGATCCGTAAATGTTATTATGATTTTATCTTTCTCGTTCCCAGGAAGAAACGCAAAGTTATTAAAAACATCTCTTAAATATATACTTGCCTTTGGGCCAAATGGATCCAATATATTTTCTTTAATGTCTATAGACATTATTGGCAGATATTCTCCATTATAAGTAACATCAGCTATACAATCCCCTATACCAATTTCTTTTGTAAACGCCATATATCAATTTCCCATTAATTCATTAAGTTCTTCTGCGGCTTGTCTGGAAAATTTAGAATCAATCAATCTTATAGTTGAGTTGAATTGATTCTTATTATATTCATATTCATAGTTAGTGACTTCTTTCCAATATACTAATTCTTCTTCCGAAATATTATTAGACACAGAAGATACATCAGTAAAAATTGTATTTGTTTGACTTTCTATCCCGTAAATATAACTTGTTGGGAGAACTGAAACATCATCGTCTGTATAGAATGTACCCGATACGTTATTGATGTAAATCATATTATTAGATATAGTAGTTACTTCTCCTTTACCGAATTCTTCTACTTCTGGGTTAAATACAATTTTGCAAACTTCCCCTTCTATGAACGAATTAGAGGAAACTTCATAAGAAATAACTTTATTTGTATTAGACTTCCAGTCAATTTCCTTTCTTTTATATTGCTTTATATTGTTGAATGCATATTCTGGTTCCCAATACTTTTTCTGAGAATCCACTAACGCTTCATAAGAACTTATAGATATCTTTTCCTTAAATTCCCAATCATTTTGATAATGGTGAACCTTTCTCAAAGATTCTTCAATGGAACCATATTTTTTTATTAGAAAGTTCTCGAATTCTTCGCTATCCAAAAACCATTCATAATATGGATCAATGATATTATTCGAAAGGTATATTAACCAACTAAAATATGAATCTTTATAATATCTATAACTTAGATGATCCGCTCTTTCCGCATTTGATATATCGTAAGAATAAAAGTTATAAGGATTTTTAGAAATAGTATCAAGTAGGGTTGTCCTACGGGTTATATCCACAACTTCTGTATTAGAATATTGTATTATTGGAAATTTATCGAAATATTTTTCAGTAATTAATCTATTTGCCATTTTATTCTCCGAATCCGCCATCTTCTATTCCGACATCGTCAATTCCACCTTGTTGTTGACTTTCCGTAAATTCACCTTGGCTCCAAACGCCAACTTCTTTTAAATCTAGTCTAAGGGAAGCTAATACCGGAGAACCGTTTTCTACAAATGCCGGGCCAACTGGAGTATGATCAACTGTAACTCCCATAATTGCGCATGGTTTAAATCGTAACATATTAAACATGTCATTTGGAAATAGATTAATTAACGCCACGTTGGGATATCCCATAGTTGCCGCACCTATAACTGGAGAAGCATTATCTTTCAATGTATTTACCATATATCTCAAAGTTTTTGATTCTTGCTCTGTTCTCAGTGCAAATGTCCAACTAAATGAAAATTGTCTAAAAAACGGCCTTTGAAAGTACAAAATCAAATATGGATTTATTTGAAATCCAGTAATGTTTTGAACCGTTGGATTAGCAACAATAGCGGTTCCTGCATTTTTTACGGCATTTTTGACCGGGGATTTACCAGCTCCCGTATTTGTATTAAAGCCATTAAAACTTACCGTACTATGTTCGGACCAACCAACAAGTAAACTATCATTGACTTTTTGAGGAATTGGTAGGTATAACAAATCGGACCCAGTCAATCCAATTTGATTACGCTCTCCGAAACTATATTCCTGAAATCCAATTTGCATATAAAAGTTATTACCCCCTTCTTCACCATTCAACAATAGATCATTGGGGAGAAATCTTTTCTTTATGATACGATCCGTGTCCAAAGGGGTTGGAAAATTCGTTACAAGAGGTTTGTTTAAAGTCGGCGCTAATGGCATCTCTTTACCTTTATATAAATATATTAAATTATTATTTATTAAGTAATCTAGTAGAATTATGTCGAAAAAATACACTCAAGGTTTTTTTAAACCGAAATATCCAGAAAAATACAAAGGAGATCCAACAAATATTGTTTATCGTTCTGGATATGAGCTTAAATTAATGTTGTATTTAGACAATAGAAAGGAAATAATTACTTGGGCGTCGGAAGAACTATCTATTCCATATCGCTCTCCAATTGACAATAAAATACATCGTTATTTTCCAGACTTCATAGTATCTAAAATAAATAGTAAAGGAATGAAGGAAACCATATTGATTGAAGTGAAGCCATTAAAATTTACAACCGAGCCAAAAAAGAAAGCAAAAATAACAAAAAGTTATTTGACCGAAGTTAAAAATTGGGGAGTGAATCAAGCAAAATGGGAAGCCGCCGAACAGTATTGTAATGATCGTGGTTGGAGCTTTAAGATTTTCACAGAAAAAGAATTAGGTATATTATAAATGTCAAAGAATACGAATTTTCAAGATTTACTTAACAAATCGTCTTACGAACTACAAGAACAAAGAAAATCTGCAATCAATTGGATTCGAGACTTAATTTTAAAATTAAAAACCGCAACTACAAGAAACCCACAAGCCAAATCATTTCAAAAAGTAGGATTTCCGGAACTAGGTAGAATGTATTTATATTCATATGATCCAAAATATAAACATATATTGCCTTATTATGATGCATTTCCATTGGTTATTCCGATTGAATATTATGCCAATGGTTTCTTGGGTATAAATTTACACTACTTACCAGAAACAATGAGGATTGCACTTCTTCAAGAATTAAGTAAAATAACTAACAATAATAAATTTGACAAAACCACTAAAATAAATGTAACTTATAGAATGCTTAAACAAATGTCAACTAGATTTGATGGAATTGACGGGTGTATAAAAAGATATTTATATAGTCATGTAAAAAGTAAATTTCAATTAGTAGCTCCTTCTGAATGGTCTAAAGTAGCAGTGTTACCATTACAACGTTGGATTTATAACAGTAGTAAAAGAAAAAGATAATGGGATTTAACCTAAACAATTTTAAATCTAATATAAGCGGATATGGCTATTTAAAACCTCATGCATTTGAGGTTGCATTATCAATTCCGCCAATATTACAAAATAAAAAACTAGAAAGTTATGATGGAACTGAAAAGTCCCTCTTTAATGTAACCAATGACATATTACGATATAGAATTGATCAAGTAAAAATACCTGGGGTTTCTTTACTTTCCGCTGAAGTACAAAGATTCGGATTTGGTCCAACCCAAAAGATCCCATTCAATTCATATTATCACGATACAACTTTTTCTATCTTATTAGATAAAAAGGCCGATCTATTACATTTTTGGTATGATTGGATGAGAACTATATTTGAATTTAATGGTTCGGAATCCGGAATTAGAATACCAAAATATGTTTCAAAATATAAAAGTGAATACACAAGTACCATGCAAATATTTTTATATGACCAGGTCGGAAATATTGTTAAAAAGATAAATCTATACGAAGCATTCCCTTCTTCTTTGTTGGAAATGCCATTAGCATGGAACGATAAAGGCGATTTAATACGCCTTGCAACCTCAATAACTTATTCTCAGTTTACCATAGAAGGCGGTGGATTGAAAGATCCTTTAGTGACTTATTAAATAAATTGATTTTGATTATACTAAACTTTTAATGGAGTAATTATGTTACCAAAAATTGAACACCCTATTCATACTATAAAAATTCCATCTATGGATAAAGAATTTAAATTTCGACCTTTCTTAGTTAAAGAAGAAAAACTTCTGTTAATTGCAAAAGAAAGTGAAGAGCCAACTGATATATTAGTTGCTATTAAACAAATTGTCACGAATTGCTGCCTTGATGAATTAGATACAGACGAATTGACTATCTTTGATTTGGAATATACATTTTTGAAAATTAGATCGTTTTCGGTTGATAATATTGTTAATATTTCATTCCGAGATGTAGATGACGGGCAATTATATGATTTTGAAATAGATCTTGATACGATAAAAGTTGTTTTCCCGAAACAAAACGATCCAAATATTAAAATAGATGATAATTCCGGATTTATAATGAAATACCCATCAGCAGCCCTTTATAGTGATGATACATTTTTGGATATTGAAAAAGAACATATGTTTGAACTTATTATTCGTTGTGTAAAACAAATTTATAATGGAGATGAGGTCTATGATTCTGAAGATTTATCACCAGAAGAAATTGGAGATTTTCTCGAAGCATTGGATCTAAAAACTTTCTCAAAGGTTCAGGAATTTCTATCAAATTCGCCCACTATGAAGCACGAATTGTTTTACACAGATTCATCTGGTATTGATAAGAAAATCGTACTTAGGTCACTAAACGATTTTTTCTCTTGGCGCTGAGTCATAATAACTTGGAAAATTACTTTAAAGTAAATTTTGCAATGGCTCAGCATCATAAATATTCAATAAGTGAATTAGAGAATATGGTCCCATTTGAACGGGATATTTATGTAGAATTGTTAAAATCATTTATTGAAAAGAAATCATCAAATTAACGGAAAGATATAGCATTGAATTTCAGAGAAGCGGCTTCAGAAAAAGGTATTGGTGGAGATTTAGGTCAATTTATGCCTAATTCACAAAACGATGATCTTAATATTGATTCCCAAATCAATGCCATAGAACGTAACAATATACAAACCTTGGGTGGTATTAAAACCAATAATTCTTTAACTCAACAAAATATACGGTTACAAAAAGAAATATCTCAATCGTTAAAAACCCTAAATTCATTCCTCGAACAATCTAGATCATCGTTTAAATCCTATGGGAATATGTCTAGTTACGGAAGGCCGACACCACCAAAAGGACCAAGCGCCGGTGCCTCTCCAAACGTATCATCATCAACATTAGCATCGGATTCTGCTTCTTCATTAAATACCAGTCTGTCTGCTATCAATAAATATATGAAGTCGATGACTTCAGCTTCACCAACATATACCCAAACTTCTGGAATTGGGTATGGAGGAAGTCAACTTTTCCATCAACCTACTGCAACAGGGGGGGATATTGGTGGTATGTTTGGATCAATGTTAAAAAAGCCTATATTTGCAGGTTTAGCAGCCGCCGCTCTTGCTGCAAACGCTGCGGGGGCTAGTAGGGCCACTTTATCAAATACAAAAAACGCGCATACATCTACTAATGGTCTTATTCCAAAGGCTGGTCCAGCTGGACAAGCTTTAGACGCCGCTGTTAATGTTTTACAACAATTTTCACCCAGTAATGTTTCAGAAAATTCTGATTCTTCTGTATCTTCAGGGTCAGCTGATTTTACCAGTAATGTGTTAAAAGAAATACAAGAAAGATTTGGATCTAGCGGCGATATGCCTATAACGCAGACTCCTCAGTCTCCTTCTCAAACTTCTCTAACAACACCAGCCGCACAAAATATCGAGCAACTTGCTAAGAATTTAGGTCTACCAACAGGTTATAACTGGCCCCCTGGTTTGTTAACTGAGGCATCATCCGACCCTACGCTACAGTTCGTATTACAGAATAGTGGCGAAGCTGTTATAAAAAGTTTTATAAATAGATACAATACTGAACATCCGAATCAACCAACTTCTTCTCAAGCTCCCCCAACAACACCAGCCGCACAAACAACAAATACAATTCAACCAAATCAAATGCCGGCCGAGATTCGAGATCCATTCAAAAGAGATAGATTTAGAGAAGAACTTAAAGATCCCAAAGTTCTTAAAAGATTGCAGGCATTGACTTTATCAGAAGTGGGATATAAAGATAAAGAAACCCAAATGGGATTAATAGAAACTTTAATGAATAGGGTTAATGCTCACCCTGGAACTTATAGTTCGTTAATGGATGCAATGGGAAGCGGAAATAGTAGCTATTACGCTCCATTTCACTCGGGTGGAAAGTTTAATCAAAATTATAATAAATTAATGGGCGATCCTGCGTTACAAGCCCAAATGGATAAAATTGTAGAACAAGTATTAGCTGGTTCAAATTATAGTAATTTCGGAACTCAAAACTCTTCTGGATCTGTTGCAGCAAGTGCAGCAAGAAGCCAAACTATTACCGGAACTGGTAAAGTGTATAACTCGAAAGAAACTTGGAGTAGAAAAGATAGATCAGAATATTCTAATATACATGGAGCTGGTATAGTTAGAGAAGAACAAGCTTGGCTCGAAAAAACCAAAAAAGCTTATGCTGCTTATCAAAAATGGATTGCGGAAAATGGTGAAGTTTCCTCTACAATCACATCGCCTACGCAACAAAGCCAACAAATACCTTCAACGAAAAAAACACAACCGGTTTTATCATTATTTGAACAAACCAAAAAAACAGGAGTTACCGAAACCTCTCAAAAGGTTGTTGGTACAAAGTTTTATCCTTATGGAAAGCCCGGAGGGGCTCAACTTAATGTCGATAAATTTGGAAGAATTACGCCAATAACTGGAGCATTATCATATATAACACCAAAAGGAAATGTTCAAGGTATTACTTCCGGAGCTTTTGATATTAGGCGAACAGCGACCGGCGGAACCCGCAAACACTATGGAGTTGATATGTATGCAATTGACCCAGTAACTAATAGGTTACTTATTGGTCAAAATGCGCCTATTTTTGCACCAGTTAACGGAAAAATAATTCAAGCTTCAAGTAGTGTTTCCCCAAAGGCTGGAAAAGTTATTAAGATAAAAGGAAAGGATGGGATCGTATACCGTTTCCTACACACCGGTGGTCCGATAATAAACCCAAATACTGGTAAACCATATAAAGTAGGAGATGATGTAACTCAAGGAGATCAAATTTCTACTGTAACCGGAAGTGGAACTTATTTTGGAAGAGCAGCGCAAAAAAGGTATGGTGAATATTTAGATGCATTTGAAAGATCATTTGGAAAAGAAAAATTAACTACCGAAAAAAAACAAGAAATATATCAAAGGGCACTAGATGACACTGTTAAATTTCTTGACGAAAATGGATGGGGAGAAATAACCGCTCCACACTTACATTTTGAAACTAAAGAATACGGAGGAGGACTCTTAGATCCAGCTAGTGTATTTGATTTTATTAAAGATTTAGAAAGAGGATACACTAAAGCTAAATCTACACTCTTTTCGGCATTCCAAGCCGAAGATATGGTAGATATGAAACTACAAGAACCTGCTGTAGCAACTACAGGCAAAGGTTCTCCTAATTTTGCAATGGTGGTCCAAATCGCACCTGGTACTGGAAAAAGAGCTAAAACGCAAGAACAAATTGAAGAATTAATACAAACAAATATCAAAAAAAGTGGAAAAGATTTCACAAAGGTATTTATACTCCCGCACTTCAGCGAAAAAGAAGCAAAAATGTATATTAATGCTGCCAAAGCAAAGGGAGTTGATTTTGTAGTATTGGGCCGTGAAGGTCACAAAATGTCAAAAGATTTTATGGAATTCCTAGAATCAAATGACGTAAAAAAAGAAAATATTGTCACATTTAAGGCCGAAGGCTTAAACAATAAAGGACAAAGAGATACTACACATATGGGATTGCGCGGACAAGGCTATGCGCAAGGTAGTGTAGTAGAACCAAGTAGAGTATTTCAAGAATTAATAGATAAAGGAATTATTCTAGAAGGAGCGAAAAAAATAATTGCTCAAGGGGCGAGTGTTGCTGGTCAACTTAGAGATGCAGCAAAAGCCCTTGGATTTGAAATTGTTGAAGGGAAAGGTTCCAAAGGATTAGTTGAAAATCCATCCGTTTCAGCTATTATTAAAATTTTGAATGAAAAATACGAAAATGGCGAAATTAGTGAAAATACGCATAAAGAACTTGTTTCTGTAACCCTAGGAAAACCGCTTGAATTGCCTTCAAAGATCAAGAAGAACCATTAGAACAAATCAATTATGAGTTGTTTAATCCACCAGATATATCTGGAACTGATGGGTTGGTTGAAGAACCTGAAAAACAACCTGAAGAACAACAATCAACTGACAACAGCGAACAGACACCTGGAGATACTTCAGATGATAGAGATTGGCCAAATGCGCGCATTGATGCCGCCACATCAAGGAACGATCCCGATCCTGTCGACAAAGAAGAACCATATGATCCGGATAAACACGATCCAAGAGGAAATGACTTTTGGTAAACCAAGGTAACTTCGTATATGCAAAATAACACATCACAAAACATAGAAATCTCGGAAAATATAAATCCTTTCGAATTGGGGGTTGGAGATTTAATAGAAACTATTCGAGAATCCAACAGCTTAAAACTAAAACCTAGTTTAGAAAAAATAGCAAATAAAGGTTCTTCTATTTCAGAAGAAGTTAAAAATTTAAACAATTCTACTCAGCAATCTTTATTATCTCAAGGCCAAATTCTAAAAGAAATAGTTTCATTAACCAAAAATCTAAAAGAATTTGCGGAAGGAATAACTCGTTCAATTAGCAGTTTTGGTAATTTTTCTGCTGGAACACAATCACAATCGACGACCCCTTCACCAATTCAAAGCGGACTTGATAATATTTTATCATCATTTGGTATGGGCGGAGTGATTAGTGGATTATCGACAGGAACAGCTTTAATGGCTCCATTAGTTCCAAATTTAATTCAAAAGTCTTTTCCGGTAAATAGTTTTTTTGGAGGGAATTCTGGTGGAAATAGTAGAAGTAGTAATTTCAGAGGAAATTCCGGATTAGGATCTCTTGGTAATTTTGTATCCGGAGTAAGATCATTAGGTTCTTCACTTCTTCCCAACCTCGGAGGAGGCGCTGCGACAGGATCTTCACTCTTTTCTAACCTCGGAAGAGGCGCTGCGACCGGATCTTCAACAGCACAAACATTATCTACACCAAGTACACCAAGTACAACAATATCCAATCCGCAAACAAGACCAGCAGTTGACCCGATTAAAGCCGCAATTAATCAACAAATAAAAGATGAAAATGATCCGATAAGTAATTTCAGTATGTCAAAACAACCTGATATTTTGGAAACTTTCAGTAATGATTATACCTCACCGCTTCCTTTTGCGAAAAAAGATAATTTTTTATCTGAATATTTGGATACTAATCTTACTAATCAACGAGTAGATGCTGTTAAGAAATCTATTGAATCTTCGACTGGGATTGAAAATAGTACTCCTGCGGCACCAACTCAAGCTTCGTCAGCAACTCAAACTCAACAAGAGCAAGAACCCAGCACACCTGATAAATTAGCAAATTATTTCGAAGCCGCAGATCCGAAAAATATTTCTACCTTTGAATCTATAGTGAATAGATTTATAAAAGATGGAAAAGGCCCTTTTGTTGGAAACCTTTCAGAAGCAGAAATCAAAGCTCTAGAAGAAATGAAAAATGCTGGCTTATTTAGTTCAGATTTAGACCCACAAGAACGAGCTGAAAGATTAAGATCTGTATTACAAGACCCATATATAAGAGAAGGGGCTCTTAGTATTAGTAAAGATTTAAGCGGAGCATGGATAAAGCCAGTTAAAGAGCTTGGAGAAACCATCTTCGAAGAAATTAATGTTATGAATCAACCCCCGCAACCACAACAAACACCACACCAAACAAATACGCCGCAACGACAACAAACACCACAACAAACAACCCCCGATAATGGAGGACCATTGGGGCCAGCTGTTTCTAATTTTTCAAAATTGTATCCAGCTCCGCCGGGAACTGAGTCTCCTGATATTCTTAATGATATATTTGATAGAACTTTATATAGCGGGCCGCGAATTTCTAATACAACAAAATCCACAACCGGAGAAATTCCAATAACCCCATCAAGAGCCCAAGTTAATGGAGTCGGGTCGTCTGCTACGGAGAATTCTTCTAGTTCTCCATTATCGATACCAAAACTCCCTACATTATCAGAAACAACTTTACCTTTATCTTCCGAACAATTAAATACAATGACAACTCCAGTACAGCCCGCTGGGGGTAGTGCTGAAGCCATTGAAGTTAATTCTCCAACTAAAGATACACCGTTATCATTGAATGCAGAAATGGCTAATCAACCACCAGTTACAGATTCAAGTGAACTAGTAGATCCTACTGCTGGACAGAAGGTCGCCGCAAATGATGCAGCTAAAAACATGGAACTTATAAGACAACAAAGTTCAGAAGATAGTCGTAATACTGGCCCTGATAACGGACCTTCGGATTCAATCTCTGGTAAAGGAAGACCGCCATCATTTACGCAGACGGCCAGAAATATAGAACCATCGCCAACACATAGAGGTTCGGTAAGTACGAAAGTTGGGTAAATATTTAATAGAATTAACAAAAAAGGGAGCGAAAGCTCCCTTTAGTTTTACTTATTTGCCAAGTTTTCAAAAAACTCTAACGAATCATCCTCATCATCATCGCCACTCATACTAAATGGCGGGGTTTCATCTTCTTCAATAGAAGGGGCTGCCATTTCTCGTTGAGGTTTAGGTTGTAATTCCTCAATAGTTTCTGCTCGACTAGAACGATCCGTTTCCAAATCTTCGGCCAGAACTTTGGCCAATTTACGCTTCAATTCATCATAGCTTTTGAAGTTATCTGGTTTTAGGAAGTCAGCCAAACTAGCTTCTTGTTTCCAGATTGCTTCCAATTCAGAGTCATCATCCAAAAGAGCACCAGGAGAAGCAAACTCAGATTTATCATAGTTTCGGTATCCTTCTACATTACGAATTTTAAGTTTAAAGTTCGCGCCGTTCCAAAAATCAAACGGGTTAATTGGCGTTTCGTCTTGATATTGAGGATTCATTGCATCATTAAGCTTATCAAAAATCTTTTTACCGTACTTATAAAGAAATACTTTACCTTCATTTGCAGGGTTAGCCGGGTCTTCAACTACGTAGATGTTAGAAATAAAATGAAGTCTACGTTTTTGCTTACGGGCGATTGCTTTATTGTCATCAATACCACTGTTCCAAAGCTTTGAATTATATTCTGATACAGGATCATTTTGACCAATTGTGGTCAAAGAGTTTTCGATATACCAACCGCCTGGGCCTTGAAAGCCATGATCAAACAAACGTACAAATGGTACGTCTTCATCATTAGGTGCTGGGAGAAATCGGATAACTGCGTAACCGTTACCTGCTTTATCAACAGTTGGGGACCAAAAACGATCATCAGAAGAACGTTCGTTGCCAGATACAGCCGCTAGTTTTTTGGTCAAATCATCCATAGATTTAGATGACTGAGATTTAAGTTTTGAAAAATCCATATTAGTATATTCCTTATATAATGTATATTTTATATTGTTGTATATGTATTGGATACTTCCGTATCCGCAAGTGTATTTATATTACTATAAATTTGTGAAGAATTCAAGGACTATCTTTTTATATTTATCTTCGTCAAACTTAATTAATGGCGTATATTTTTCGATAGTCAATTTTATAGTTTCGTAAATAGGATCATATTCCATAATATCATCCCAGTATTTTTTCGATTTGGTTACTTTCAATAAAATACATAATGTTTCAAGGCTAATAACTTCAGCCAAATATAACCTAAAAAGAAATGGATGAGATTCGTTTTTAGTGGGTTTAAAATTAGAATTAAATTCTTCATCTAATTTACCCAACTCCGTCTTAAAATGATAAGATAAAGATTGTTGCCTTTTTTTCCATTCCAAATAAATCTGTTCTGCATTTTCACTATACGCCAATTCTTTGACCCATACTTTAGGATCTTTAACTAGATTTGCGATTAAGAAATTGTGAACATTTTCATGTTTGGCTAGTTTATCAAAAAAGACTTTATCTTTTCTTTTATTAAACGAATCTTGATTAGATCTTACTTTGCCGTTATACTTAATATAATCGTATGTAGGTTTAGTAAAATGTTGCTTTAAAGCAAGATATTCTTTATAAGCTTCATAACCATTCATAATTTAAATTGGCAATTGCGCCCCACGTTTCAAGATATTAAGATTTTCTGCTTCAGTTTGAATTTTAGATTTCATTGTTCGATCTCGTTTAATCCAATAAGCAGCAGTTTCAACTTCTAAATTATTTTTATCACACCATTCAATGACAGCATCAATATATTCCATTTTCTTTTCTTTACATAGAAGTTCTATTTCATCAACGAATTTATTTTTGTCAGTTGGTACCATAATATTATTAACAATCTTTAGGTGAAAGGGGAGCCGAAGCTCCCCTGTGATAATTTACCACTCGTAGCGAAGGCCAATTGAAGTTTCATTATATTCAACCCCAAGACCATTAGCTGCATCTGGATTACCAGCAAACTCAAATGCCATATACGCATCTACTTGAGGTAGAATTGCATAATCTGCACCAAAGGTAACATCACTCAAAGTCAAATCAACTTCTTGAGCTACTTGAAGTTCAGTTTCAGTCCACAAGCTAACTGAGTTGATATCATAAGCAACACCGCCTCCAAGTGTTACATCTTGGGCATTTACCCCATATTCTGCAAAAGCCTCACCAGACCAAACGCCTGGTTGCATTCCACCAGCCAAGGCTGCTGTTGTTGAAACTACCAATGCAGTAGTTGCAATCAAAAATGTTTTCATGTTAAACCTTTCATAAAATTTTAGGAAATAATGCCACACTTCTGTTTCGAGGCAGTGGCCGCCCAATGATTACGCAGCTAAGGCGTAATCAAATGCTTTGAAGTTATCGTTAGCATTTATTTTTAAATAGCGTATTCTACAGAGAACTTACTTATTACCAGTCGAACCTGAATCGTCCCCATCAAAAGAGTACTGGACGTTTGGAGAATCTATTACACCAGGTTTATTCCAACCCTGATAACCAATACTCTTCTGGTGGAGACGACGGGAACTGCCCCCGTGTCCTGAATAACTTTTAGAATCTGATAATCAAATCCGCTTATTATTTATATAGTATATTTAATTTTAGTTTAGAAGTAAAGGAATTTTTATAAGTTATCAACTGTTTTTTTTACCAAGTTATTATGTACTGACAATTTTGTTCAGATTTAATACTAAAGCCATCTTTACGTAATAAATCCATAACTTCTTTTATCGTCTTTCCGGTTACAATATGATTTGAAATTGTCCATCTATTATTAACTTTATCATAACAAGAACTGCTGGTATAAGTATAATATTTTTCTTTACCTAATTCTTTTGAATGCTCTTTATCAAGTTCCGTGAAAAAATGCGTTAATCCAAAACTGCCTTTTTCGGCTTCATTTTCTATGCGTTTAGTTAACATATTATAAACATCATTCACAGAACTTAATTTATATTGTTCAAATGTAATTTTACGTATTTCTTGCGCTTTATTCATCTTCATCGTCTATATTCTCTTCGTCTTGATATTTTTCTGATTGAACTGTTTCTTTCGTAATTTCAACCCAATCCCACCGTTTACGAAAACCATATTCATATTCTTCATTAAGTTTATTTATCAATTGTTGAGCTTCTTCCCTAGTTTCAAAAATACCTTTAAGATCTCCGGGCCCAGTTGGGTAATATTGATCCCCAGCCCATACACAATATACAATCATTACGTCACCCTCAATAAAATTGTGTTATCATTAATACGATGAGCCAAGGTTGTTTCTTTGTCCATCTCGTCCATCAGCTTACGGAGGACGATTTTACCACCTTTAAGTACTCGTTCAACAAAATAATCCGGTTTGCGACCAGTTCGTTTAGTATGAGAATTTTGTTCATCATAATTAATGATGCTAGTACCTTTAACTTGCAAACCTTCTCGATTCAAAGCCCTGAATACCGTCATGACTTTGTACTTAGTGTTAAAAGTCCATAACTCGGTGGCTCCAATAATCTTTTCCGGGTCAACAGAAGCAATTTTGTAATTCGTATCTTCTTTTTGATATTTCAGAGATTTAATCTTTTTGGCCGCCGGAATAGATTTTGGTTTACGGGGCTTACGAACTTTTTTGGTTACTTCCCCATAACGAGTAGCATCATCAACCAACATCATAAAGAACTTAATTTCTTTGGCTAGCTGACGTTTTTTCAAATATGCATAAGCTTCGTTAAGATCTTTGTCTTTGCCTTCCTCTACTTCCAAATATTCAATCATAACAGGCGTATAAAAGTCAACAATATGTTTGGCGTAAGCCGCAGGAATATCCTGCTCTTTTAACCAATTATACAAAGAGAATTCCGGTTGATTTTCACGATCATCAACAATAGACTCAATCTCTCCGATAATATCGTTGGCTTTTTCTCTCATTCGATCTTGAATCGAAATTACCGGAGCTACTGGTTTCTTTTCTTTTTTAGTATTTTCATTGGAAGGAATTTTATTAAAAGATTTATTAATCTCTTCCATCATATATTCAAAAGAGGATTCCGCAAGGGGCATACCACGAGATAGCATGCGAGCTACCCATGCTGCAGTATTTGGAACCCATACATCAGGAACTTTTCTGAATTTACGCAATTCAGTATTGAGATCAGTTTCTTTCAAAAACTCCTCAATAAATTTACGAGCTTCTGCGGCCGAACACATATACGTATACCAGTTAAGCGCGCCGATATAATCAGATTGCGAATAACCTTCTTTCAAGACTGGTTCTTCACCGAAGTATTTTGCGTTAATCAGACTTGCTTGAGTCTTAGTCAACGATACTTTCTTTTTCTTTCGAACAGTAAGACCTCTGGCCATGTTTAATTCCTTTATTCGTTACAGGTGTAATTATACTAGGTTTTAGGCCAGAGGTCAAGCCTTTTTTTATGACGCCTCTGCCATTTCAACTGCTAGCTCC